GTCTACCTTTATACTTTTCTAAATTTATTGATTTAATAGCTCTTTTAATGACATCATCTATTAATGCATTAGCATATATATCATTACTTGTTCTAAAATTCATAGGATTTTCTAATGTTGTATTACCTGCATAATAATTAGTTTTAAAATACATAGCTCTTAAACCTTGTATATCATTATAATCTAAATCAAATACAACTGATACTCCTGATAATGGAGACAAGTATTTAGCATAATCTCTTATTACATATAAAGCTCCTAATACTACATTAGAATAAGGAATATTATTTAAGTTATTGTAAACAAAGTTTAAATTATTCCCATTCTGTTCTAAGAAAACAGATTTTTCATGTTCAAATTCTTCTTTGAATTCTGTTTCTATTTTAGTCATAGTACTTATATATTGGTCAAAATCTTTATATAGACTAGCATGTCTTTCTGTCATTATAGTTGTAGTTAAGCTATTAACCAATGCAAATTGCTCTAAAAAGTATTCAGCGTAATATTGTTCTTTATTTGTTATAGGGTTATAAAATTTATCACTAAGATAAATATCTATAGGTATAAAGTAATCAAAGTCATAATGTATTATCTTATCAGATAATCTTATATAATC